CGCTCGCTGTCACTGAGATAGACCAACGAGTAACCGTAGCCGGTGCAATGGGATCCGGACACGGGTTACACGGTATCGGGCCACTCGGTGGCTCCTCACCGCAGCAGCATCGCCGTCGGCTCATTTGCTGCCCTGCTTACGGCAATACAGGTACCCCCCGATGACGCCAATGACGGCCAGCATGATGCCAAACCACAAACTACCGATGAGCGATTCCATTGATGCAATGATCATTTCCGTGCCTTCTTTCCTACTGGTCTTGACTTCCGAAACGTGTTTCCGACTGAGCATCCACCCGCAAACGTAACCACGAGTAGCGCCACCATCCAGATCGTGTATTGGGTTGTAGTCAACATTCCTTATCTCCGTGGTATGTACATGTAGATGAGTGCACCAACGACAAGCACCGATGCACCAATGCTCATGTAAGTAAGTGTGCTGAATATCGGATGCGTGTCATCGCTGACGTACGGGATGGCTTCGTGCACCGCGTTGGCTTGCGCCTCGATGCTGTCGAGCTCCGCGCTTGCTGCTACTAGGTGCGCCCGTGCAACCGCTGCGCTTGCCGCGCTCGATGTCGCTGCCTGTGAAATCATCGCCGTCTGCGAAGCGCAGCCGCTGGCAAGCACTAGGACCATGAACAGTGCGAGGTGGATCATGCGAAGACGCGGTACGGGATGGTGGGCGGTGGCGAGACCTGCGACAGTTTCGACAGTTGCGACGCGGTCAGCGCGTCGACGCTCCTGATGTTGGTATGCCAGCGTGCGTCCCCTGGTGCGGTCTGCACGCCGTCTTTGTCGACCGTGGGCGGGATGGGCCCGATGTGGTCGATGGAGATGCCAGCGATCGGTACGACGATCGTGGAGCCGTCGTAGGTCGTTGAATCCTGCGTGAGCCCCGCAGACTTCAGCGCGGTGAGCATGGCAGACTCTGTGGTAGTTCGTAGTAGGTAGTCCATTTAGGGAGCCGTCAGGGTTTGAATAGCGGCATCAGACAATGCTGTTGGATAGAACTTCACTCGCCGAATGCAAGAGTTCACCCAATCACGAGTGGCTTCGGTGCCTGTGGAACTGTTTGCGCCAAAGGAAAGCATCGCAGGCGTTACGGTTCCCGTTCCTGCTCCTGTTGTTCCGACCACTCCGTTGGAATAGTTGGTCACATCGTTTGCACCAAACCATTTGGCGGCTTGCTTAGTTACCGAAGGTATGGCTGTTGCTATGCCGCCACCAAAGACCGCACCACCTGTGGGCCACAAGATGGCCGTCGGGTAGTAGTTGGAATTACTGGCGTAGACAATGAATCCGGCACCAGTGGTGTATCGAGAACCGACCGCCATGTAATCGTGGGCTACGTTTCCTGATTGGCTGCGTGGCTTTTCATACTCCGCAAACAAGACGCCTTCAGTGGCTTCTGCAAACCACGTAGAGAAATTCGTCCCAGTCATCACGCATGAGTCACCATTCCGCGTAACTCCGCTTGCACTTGTAATGATTAGGCTTGAAGCACCGGATCCCAGTTCTAGTTGGGCGCCATAAATGTAGATTCCGCTACCAGTTGTTCCTGCGTATGAAGTCGTTGTGCCGTTGGTAGACAATCTCAACTGACAGTTTGCACCCGTTTGTCCACCAACTGTCGTTAGCCGCATTGCGATCCGATACCAACCAGTCGTACCAATTGCTGTAACGGCGGTTATGCCAGCAGTGGATTCGCTGAAAATGTTTCCGTTTGACAAGTTCACCATGCTGGCTGCGGCACTACCGTTGTTTTCAAAGAGTTGCAGAAAACTTCTCTCTGCTGCCTTTGCATAAACACTCAAGGTGTATGTGGTTGATGCAACAACTGACGGCACTGCCAACGGAGCGTGGATACCTGTTCCAGTAGTTTCCTCAATCTTGACGACTGTGGCGCTCGACCCGGTTGGGTTTGTTGTTGTAACTGTGCCTCGAGTTACGTTCAATGCTGACCAATTCCAATTGACCGTGCCGCCAGACGTCTCAAATGTTTCTGCCCAATTCATAAGGTTCGTTGCTTGCCCCTCAATGAGCAACCCACGCGGCGCAAGTGTTGCCGGGTCATAGTCAAAGCGCGGTACGTTCGTGCTGGCCGTAGTCACGTACCCGCTGCTGTTGATATAGGTACCAGTGCCTGAGCGAGTAAACGTCAGGCGCGAGTCAAGCGTTCCCGTGGTGAAGTCGAGATTCAGCGTGGCCGTGTCGCCTAGCATCGCTTTGCGAAACATTGAGGTGTACATTTACGGAATGCTTTCTGCAGTGATGCGTGCGAAGATGGTCGCGATGTGCCGATTCTCGCTGCCGGATGTCGGGTAGGCGTAGATGACGATGGTGCCCCACGAATTGGCGTCTACGGTCAGCGTCTGCGCCGCAGTCCAGGACACGGTCGCAGTACCGCCGGCAGCGTTGATTACCGTCGCGGTGCTAGCGGCAATCGTGATCGTGCCCACGGTGATCTTCCCGACGGGCGTGAAGTTCGTCCAGTTGAAGTTCGAGCCGTCATCGTGGACGTGCATCGAAATGGCGAACACCTCACCCTTGCAGATGACTTGCGGCGGAATTGGAGTAACGAGCGTGAGGTTGGCCATTAGGTGCACCGGATAGGGTTGGGTCGATCAAAGAAGGGGTACGCCTTGCCGAATGAGTCGTACACCACATACACCGTGACCTTTGCCTCGAGGCTTGTAGTGGTCCAGGCGCTGCCGACGTACTTGCTGCCGACTGGCCCGACAGTTGCCGCCGGCGTCACCGAGATATTCATGCCGTCCACCTCGGTCGCGGTGTTGTGTTCCTCGCGGATGTTGCGGCAGTTCGTGTAGCTGAACCGTGAATCCGTGGTGCTCAAAGTGATGCCAGTGCCAGCTACGCCGGCCGGCGTCCACAGTTTGATCGTGTAGTTCCACCGGTGCGCCGCGCCGCTGATCAGTGTCGCGCTGACGATCTCACAGAGACCCTGCGTAACGATCTGACCCTTAATGACCTGCTGATTAGCCCACACCATCGCCTCGCCGTAGCGGGCTGTCGCATTCGCCGCCGTTTGCCAACCATTGCACACCACGGCGTTCGCTTTGCCGTACATACCGCCGTGGAACAGTGGTTGCGAGTAGGACATTAGTAGAGCATCGGCGGGTAGCCCTTGACGAAATCGGCTGTGATTTCGGAAGGCAGGAATGACGTGTTGAAATCGGTTGTGCCTGGGAAACGCTGATACCACGCCACCTTGTCGCATTGCATCACCTGCTGGCCGGCGATACTGACACCAGGTAATAAGATCGGCTGCCCGGTTGGGTTTGGGACCGGCATCTGCTCCACGTGGTAGAACGGATCGAACACCCAGGTGTGCACCAGGCGCCAGATCTCACGGTCAAGGGTCGCTGAGCAGCCTTTGTACAGCATGGTGCCAATCGCCGCTTCCATAAACGCGACGCTGTTTCGCTTGTTAATCGCGTCGAAGAAGGTCTGGAACGGCGGATCGACTGGCGTTGTAGTGCTGATTGCCGGCACACGGGTCCACTTGTATTCAAGCTGCCTGGTGATCTGTGGCAGTTCCTTGGCGCGGGGTGCGCCGTTCAAATCGATTCGAGTGCCCCCGATGTCGGCAGACGGTGGCCATGTAACAGTGCCATTAGTTGGAAGTGTTACACCGGTGCGATACTCGGCGTACTGACGTCCACTCACTGCCAGGGTGTGTTTGGCGCCGTAGCCCTGCTTGCTCGCGTCTACCGCGCCCATATTTGAATACACAGCAGTCACGCGCCAGGTGTAAGGCACGGACACTTCGGGCACGGCATTGACGGAACGGCACACAAAGCCAGCGATGAACGTGTTTATAGTTGCCGGCGGAGCTGTGTGAATTGCTGCAGGTGGGCGGGTCTGCACCATCGGCATCCCGGTCTGCGTCAGCACCAAGCCATCGCCAGGGTACGGTTGGCCAGCAGTGTCCGGCTCCCAGTACGCCAAGTAGACGGCCGTCAGCGTGGTTTCATCGACGTTCTCGAAGTTCCACTGCCGGGAGTCCTTGATTTCGATAATTCCGTAGCCCATTACTGTGCCCCCGATTTCAGGCTGCCAGCGATCTGCCGCAGATACTCTTCCGAGCCAGCCATGCCGCGTCCCGGTGCTTGGTTCTGATAGGCGTAGTTCTGCGCGTTCCCAAGTTCGCCAAGTTGGGCGCCGTATGACATGTAACTATTCTTCGCGCCGGCAAAGTCTCCGGACAGAAACTGCTCTATTGCACCTAATCCACTGGCTGCAGCTTCGAGCAACATGTTGGTTTGCGCGCCGTAGTTGGCACTGGTTCGTGCCACCGCTCCCATACCTGCATTGATCCCGCCAGCGTTGCGCTCGATGCGCGCCGCCGCCCCTGTGGCGATGTCGCCGGCAGCCTGGGAAGTCTGAATCGATCCAGGCGTGACCGCCGCGCCGATCTTGATATCTGCTTTCATCTTGTCAGCGTTCGCGAGGTTCTGCGCTCCCATCGCAGCGCCCGAATACTTCAGCGCCGCGCCGTTCAATTCCGCCATCCGGCGCTCGACGCCTTGGAACACTTGCGAGATCCCCTGGAACGCCATCTGCGTCATCTGTAGCGTGGCAGTGATCCCAGCAGCAGCCGCGCCACTTCGGGCCGTCTTATTCAGCTTGCCGAGTTCCGCGGTGGTCTTTGCGACGCCACGCGTGATACCACTGGTATCCATTTCCGCGTAGATCACTGACTTCATGCTCTTATCTGCCACGGTTTATGCCCTTCTTTCGCAACCAAGGAACCAATTCAGAAGGCCGCTTGTGAGTCAAGGCGGACGCAATGATCGTCAGTAGGTATTCGCACCGTTCATCGGTGGTCAGTTCCTCCGCCAGTCCTGCGTCCATTTGCATCCTCATTTCGGGACTTGCATTTCGATAGAGCCGCTTGGTAGCGGCGTTGTAAAACGGGGACGGTTCACCTCGTCAATGAGCGCGCTTGCCACCTCGTGATCGAGCGCGCCAACGTCCGCACCAGGCGCGAACAGCGGCGAGCCATCCGGAAGCGTAAACAAGCGCGTCCACCAGAACTGCATATCTCCGGCCAATGAGATATCCGCCAGGGTCGCACGCCGGACCACCACCGGCCCGATGCCGACGATCTCCACTGTGCGCGGAGCCGATGAAATGACCTTTGACGGATCGAGGCTCACTGCTGCTCCCAGCTCAGTTCCCAGGTGCCGGCTCCGGTGCCGTCATCGCTGAACGATGCGGAAGTAATCTGGATATTCCACGCTACCGGACTACCGGATACGTCCATGCTGTTCCAATACGGGAAGTTTCCCTGGTCGGTGTACTTGAGGGTCAGCACTGCGTTGACGCTGTTGAGCAACGAAGTCGGCATCAAGTGAGCCCGCAACTGGTCATCTGCGGTGGACGTTTGTCGAAATAGCGTGAGCGATCCCGAGACGCGGGTACGACCGGGCGCGTACTTCTTGCGCCAGTCACCGATCGCCGTAACTTCGAGCGAATCTTTCTCGATGTTCAGCGTGAAACTCTTGACCTGCATGGTGATGCCGGCGGATGCCGTGAAGCCCGAGAAGAGGATTACGCCGCCGTAGCCTGAGATGAGTGCCATTAGTATGCCTTTGCAAGGATTGTCATTACGAGTGATACGACGCGCTCGGCGTCACTTTGTCCGTCGTCTGGCGTTTCCGTCCGCGCCGAAGCGTTCACGGCCACTAGCACCAGCATGATGTCGTCTGTTGTGTTGTCGATGTTCCCGTTGAAGACCGACAGAAGATCGTCCACTACGTTCCACGCCTGCAGTGCGGTGTCCGCCACGCAATCCGCGGTCACTTGCATCGTGTAGTGCGGGATGACTTGGCCAGGCATTGCCACCTCGAAATCCACCTGGGTGATTTCATAGACAATGCATGGCGTGGGGTTACCGGCGCGTCTGAGTCCAGCGGACACCTCGGTCCCAGACGAAACCATCGCGGTGTAGAGCGTTTGTGCTGCGAGGCTGATGGACACTATTTACCCCCCAGCAATTTCTTGGCTTCCACTAGCACCTCGCGAGCCATTGCGTCGGTGATTCGTCCGATTGCTGATTGTGCCCAAGAGCGTGCCCGACCACTGCCAGGGATCCGTCGCGAGCCACCCCGGGCCACGCGGAATCGTGGCGAAGTCCACTTGCCGGAAGCGTCGCGGTCCTGTTGCTTCGACCAGGTATTGCCCTTGCCTGGTGACGGGTTCGCGGAGTTCGTGTATTTCTGTGATCCCTTGCCGCCGTGCTTGTATCCCTGCTCAAGCAGATGGAACACCCCTTGCCGGCCCCGCGCAGCCTTGCCGCCCTTCTTGCCGTAGCGCACGCCAAGCTGCGCGATCAGTTTGGCTTGCGGTCCGGCGCCGCCACGCTTGATCACGATGCCCGTGGCGCTCGCCATTGCCTTCCGGTGGAGGTTCTTGCCGCGATAGGGTCCAGTGCCCACTACGCCGCGCAGTTCCGTCACGAACGGACGTAGCGCCCTCCGGATGCCCGTGCGGCGCGCCTTCTCATTCAGTTCCGCGCTCAGCCGGCCAAGTGCTTGGGCTACGGTCGAGTTGTCGACCTGCAAGTGCATCTGCGTCGCGCCCGAGTTGACAGCCGGCCGTCGGTACGGTCGCGCCATCACGGTCATATCGCGATCGTGTTGCCTCATTGCGTCACCTCCGTCGCGATCACGCGCAGCCGTTTCCTACGCCCACTGTCCGGATCCACCACGCTCGAGACGTTGTACGCCGTGCCATTCAAGATCAGCCGGCTGCGCGCATCGAGGATTGGGGACCAGGCAGTCTCAATGTCCAGGTCAGTCCGGATCGACACGCCGAGATCGTCCACCACTTCCCGCTGCGTTGGCTTGATGATTCCACGAACACTGCCCACCGTCAACCACGCCAAATCCGCCTGCCCAAGGTCATCGACCGTCTGGGTAGACGTTTGCACGGTGAACACTTCGCGCCAGAATCCACATCCGGCCATGGATCATCCGATCGATTGTGTTCCGTGCATCCGCCGAATGGTCTGGATGTACGGGTGAGGCTCCGGGGTTACGGCGTCATCGCCACGGAATGATTCGATATGCCCGACTTGGAGCCGAATGGCAAGCCATTCTTCGTCCGTGATGTCCTTCAATTCCTTGGCGGTCGCGGCCATCCATGCCGACAACGATGCAGTCAGGGCAGCCGAGATGGCCGGATCATCCTCATTGTGCGTGCGCTTTAACCAGGCGCGCACGTCAGCCAGTCCAGGTTGGGTAGTGGGTATCGACATGGCACCTCGCTATTGCGGGGTGAGGTCGAAACCCCACCCCGCAACTGCTTGAGAGGATGATCAGGCGTTAGTGACTTGCATCTGCACGATTGCCTTCGCGCGA